CCCTATGGTGATTGGCGCTCTAAATCAGGTCAAGCTACAGGCAATCCAAATCTTGCTGGCAGCTATGCCGATATTGTTTCTGAATACCAAACAAAATACGGTAGTGATTCCAACTTTGATCCCAAAGACCCTACATCTGTTTTTTCAAAACTAATCAAAGATCAGCAAGTACAAACAATGCTTGCTAATGACCCACGTGTTATTGCATTACAAGCACAAGCTTATGTTGACCCAATGAATCAACTAGCCGACAAAGCATCAGAACGTGCCATGAAGGGGCACATTTTTGCCAATGTGTTAAAAGCTCCCGATCGATATGGTGAAGCAATGGCACGTAAGTTTGATTTTATTAATCCAGTAATTCAAGCGATGCGTGATAGTAACACAGCATCCAAACCGTTTAGCAGTAGAATTACTTTTAACGTCTAAGTAAATAACATGTCTTATTGGAACACTAATATTCCAGCCGGTACTTTTGGCGACTTTACAGGTGTGCCAAGTAAGTACACTTTACCAAGTGCAGGTAGTTTTGATATTCCTGCGTTTAATGCTGATATTCCTGCCGGTACATTTGGTTCGTTTCCCACCATTGATGGCTCAGCCGCAGGACAGGCTGCTTTTGGTGGAACAGCAGCAGGTGGGTTAGGTAGCTGGGGAGGCATGCAAGCCATTGGTGGCATTGCAAATACACTCTTTAACCAGCTTGGTAATGCGCAAGGAACTCAAGCAGGACAAGACTATCTTGATTTCATGGCAGACAAACGAGATGCTGACTTTGGCTCTGCTTTAATTGAACGAAATATAGATATTGCAGATCAATTTAGAATTCCTCGGGTTGTTGCAAAGATGCGTGCAAATGACCCAAGTATTCGACAAGCTGATCGTAGGGCTGATCTTGCAAACTTAGCAGGAAAATACGGACAACTTGGCGGTTTCCTTGCTTAAGTGTTAACGCCTTAAAATAATGAGAAAGAGCGTGTAGTTATTATGTCTGCAAGTAGTGCGGTAAGCGGTGCCGCTAGTGGTGCTCTATCAGGTATGGCACTTGGCCCCTGGGGCGCACTAGCAGGCGGTGCTCTTGGCTTAGCCGGCGGCTTATTTGGTGGTGGCGGGTCTCTTGAGTATGGTTTAACACCACGAGAAGAAGCGCTTCAAAATTATGCGTTTAACCAAGTACGTGCAACGCCTAGTCGAAAACGCACTATTATTAACGAAGCCAGGAGCCTAAGGGAAGGCGGAGATCGTGGTGCTGCAGAGGCATTGCTTGAGGGCTATGTCGATCGTTTTACCAATCCCGAATTTATTGAGAAACGGTTAGCGAGAAGTTATAGTAAACCGGTTGATTATTACGGTAAGAATTTCCAAGACATTGCAAGTAGCATTTATAACCAACAGGGCATTGGTTATAGCCCTGCTGATTACGATCGTCTCGCTAGTCGTGCCAAGGCAGAAAACATTAGAAGCGGTTCAGCTTTTGAGAATTTGTTGAAATCTGATTTAATTGCAAGTGGCAAAGTAATGTCCACAAACCAACAGATGCTTGCGGATATCTTTGGAGCACCTGAGAGAGACGCCTCTGGTAGACTAACAGGTAGGTATGGTGATGCTTCGACAAGCACGCCAATTAGTAAGTACATGCCAGGTGGCTATAAAGGAGCGTAATCATGTCAAAAAATAAACAACAAAACAAGCCTCAACAGCAGCAGAATAAACCTCAGCAACAACAAAACAAGCCTCAACAGCAGCAGCAGAGCAAGCCTCAGCAAAGCGCTTCAAAACCAAAACCAAAAGAACAAACGATTTCAATTGGTGGCGTTAAATACAACATCACTGGTAACAAAGTAGGCGGCAAAGAGTTTGCTGCGATTGCTGCCGGAACCGGTAGGGGACTTCCGGATTTAAAGGAAACAATTTTAAACAAAGGGTTTTCTTTATCTGATAGCGGTAAGCAGTATTATCAAACAAGTAGAAATACAGTAAACCAACCTGAAGATAAGTCAGGCACTGGAACAGGAGTCGAAAAAGAAGAGACCACTAATCCCGCTGTAGATCCCAAAACATCTTGGCAATGGTACAGGGATCTTGAACTTGAGAAGGGTGCGCAGCAAGGTGAATTTGGTCTCGAAAGCGATCGTATTCGCAATCAATCCGCTGTAGAACTTGCAAAGATTCAAGCGGGTGCTTCTAATTATGGTTATGACAGGCAACTTGAAGGAACGAAATATGCCACAGATTCTGAAGAGCGCTGGCGTCAGGCCGTTGCAACAATTGAAGGCGACAAGAAAGCTTCTCTCCAAAACATCATTAACGCTGGTTTAAAAGATGTAGCGGAGATTGAGGGCGCTTACTCGCTTAAAAATGTGGAAGCAAAAGGTAAGTACGATACCCAGATCATGGGATTAAGGACCCAGGCTGATAAAGACATTGCCAGGATGGATGCTAATCAGAAAATGTACAATCTTCTTGGACTTGCCTTTGGTTAAGTCTGTTTATAATAAATAGATACCTACACATTGGGTTATAAAGAATGACCAACGCTCTTACCGATACCGGTACTGATACCGCTACCAATTTTGACCTTGGAAACTTCGAGAAACTCCTTGAGCGTCTCGAAGCATCTAAAGGTCGTCAGCAACGCCAGAAGTCTGTTGAAGGTCGTCGTGACATCTTCCAACAGGGTCTCGCTAGCATGATGTCCAACTTCTGATCTTGAGGCAACTATAAGCCATGACAACGTTGCCACCCGGCCAAGTCAATAAGCCAAACGAGGATGATCCGTTTGATATTGACAAATATCGACAGGCTGCTGAAGTGGCTTATAGTTTCTCCAAGAAAAAATTAGAAGATGCTGGAACCCAAGAGCGTGAAACCATCGGCAAAGGTGCGTCAGAACAACGTACCTCTGCCGCACAAGAACAAGAGTTCAAGCAATCTGACGAAGCCAGAGACTACAACCAGGCGCAACGAGGCTATCGATATTGAGTTATTTGACCAGTGGGTTGATAACTTAACTTCTTCGGATCAAGATGCATTCTGCAGTTTTGCAGAAGAAACATTCTCAGTTATTGAGTGCTATCTCTATGCCAGGTTCCTTGGCTACGGAGGTAGTATTTCTGCGTGTGATCTTTGGGTAAAAGCCCATTACAAAAAACCTGATCATCGCAAGAAACTCCTCTATGAAATTGAGGAGATGCAAGAAGACATCCGCAAATTACGTGAAGACGTAGACAACGGTGTTGTTAAACGTGATGCAGGTGTCGCACGTATTGCAGGGATGCAGAAAGAATTACGTGGCACTATTGCACAGATTGAACTCTTTACATCTAGTCGAGATCGCAAAGGTTTGTTGATGGCTGGGGCAGATCGTGCACTGCGAGAATTGCAAATTATTTTCAAAGATGATCCTATTGAGATTCCTTTGGAAGAAGCGTCCATGAGTATCTGGGCCAAAATGCAATACGAAGACAGTTAAGTTAAAATACATACATGATGAACCAATCACAACCACAAGCTATCCCTGGTCAAACACCAGGTAATGATGCGATGCTTGCAGGTAGCCTTGGTGCAGCAGTCCGTAGGTTACAAGAAAACCGTGATCGCTTCAGTGGTCGCCGTGTTTTACAAGGTGCTCCCATTGGTGGTGAAACAAAAAGCCCTGCGTCACAAGGCGCCGAAGTGCTAGACGCAGTTGCAACAACACGAAATGAAAAAAACGGAACCCAACCGCCGGCAGCTCCCCCAAATCCTGGCACACCTCAAGGAACGGGAAGCCCGCAACCAGGACAACAGCCCAATGTCGGACAAGGACAAACGACAAGCGGCCCTGGAAAGAGCGCGCCAGTATCAAGTGCAGAAGAAGAAAAACAAAAACGGCAACGAATGAAGTAGTATTCAGTTAGTAACTGATTACTTATTGTGCCTGCATACCAACATCTTGCATATCGACGTAACGCGCAAGCTGCTGCACGCAGGCAACAAATTCGTGCACCACGTAATGTTGAAGCTTTAAAAAAAGCAAGAGAAGATTTTGGATACTTTTGTGATTACGTTGCCGACAAACCTCCTGCTCAACATCACAAAGAATGGCATCGTCACTTTGTGACCGGTGAAGATAGTGCGTGTCTTATAAAAATTGCTGGACCAAACGTTGACCTTTTGGCACCACGGGGATCAGCTAAGTCCACAATCTTAGGTTTGTTTACAGCATGGGCTATTGGTCTACATACACAAGCCAAGAAGCCTCTTCAAATTCTTTACCTTTCTTATACGGTTGACATTGCACGTTCTAAGTCTGCAACGATTAAGCGAATCATTGAAAGCAAAAGATATCAAGAAGTATTCCCAACTGTACGTCTTCTGAAGAATGTTACTAGTAATGAGTACTGGTCTATTGATCACAAGTTTGCAGGTATTGACACAACCGGTGAAGAACAATTTACGTTGTGCGCTGCAGGTCTTAAAGGCTCAGTGACATCTAAACGTTCACACTTAGTCATCATTGATGACGCTATTAAATCTGCAGCAGATATCTCCAACCCTGACATTCGCAAACAAATGCAGGACAACTGGAATGCTGTGATTGCACCCACCATGTTTGAAGGAGCAAGGGCTATTTGCCTTGGCACTCGCTTCAGACATGATGATATTCACGCAACAACATTTAACCCTCAAAACAATTGGTTGCAGATTGTGTTGTCAGCGATTCTTACTGATCCCAAGACGGGAGAAGAAGTTTCTTACTGGCCTGACATGTGGTCACTTGATTACCTAAAGGAAAAGAAACGACAAGCACCGATTGCTTTTTCTTTCCAATACATGAATCAAGTTGTCAGGCAAAACGAATTGTCTCTGGCACCAGAGCTTATTGTTAAAGCAGAAATCGCGACTGAATTTGATTGCCTTGCAGTTGGCGTTGACTTATCCGCTGGCACTAAAGAGAAGAATGATTACACCGTAATGACATTAGGTGGACGCATTGGTGACCGCATTCATGTTATTGATTATCGACGGTTGCGTGTAATGGGCAACCTTGAAAAACTAGATGCTTTAAAAGAACTTCTCAACGATTGGAATATCATTGGCCAAGATGAGAATGGCAATTACTATCCAACGTACTCAACATGTGATATTTACTCAGAAGCTGTGCAGTACCAAGCTTCACTAGAGTCTGACTTTAAACGCGTGTGCTTGACTAATGAAGGTCTTTATAATTTAAATTGGCATCCCGTCAAGGGATTCCGTGCAGATAAATTGGCACGCTTCCGTGGTTGCATGGGCTTGTTTGAAGACCGTAAACTTATCTTTAATCGTTATCGCAACTTTACTGCAATGTTTGAAGAGCTTACTAACTTTGGTGTAAGCAGTCACGATGACTGCGTTGATTCGTTGGTTTGGATGATTAATGGATTGATGCGTAAAGGACAACTTCATGTTGATTACTAAACTTAGAATTGATAAAAAGCAAAGTTGGTTGTGGGACCTGAGTACGTTGCCATCGGTTTAACAGCCGTCATATCTGCAATTACTGGCGGAAGCTGGGTAGCAGGTAAGATCCTTGGTAGGCAAAACGACCAGATCCAACAAGCCTTTAATTACATTGGTTCACAAAAAAGAAGGATTGATGTTTTGGAAGACGACCTGAAGCGAATGCCTCTGGAGTACGTGCTTAAGGTCGACTTCCTAAGGGAGATCCAACAGATGCATGATAACTTTAATCAGATCAATGCAAAGCTTGATAAGCTGGTTGAGAAATTGCTTGAATCCAAATGAGTTACATCCTTGAGGTCCAGGAGGACGAGAACGGAGATCAGTTCATCACGTTTCCCGAAGAAGTAGTTGAAGAGCTTGGTTGGCAAGAAGGTGACGTATTGAATTGGGATGTACGTGGTACGGGAATTATTATTACCAAAGTCAATGATGCAGCGGGATACGAAGTTATAGAAGAGTAGAATAGTCCCAGCAGAGAAAGTATTTAGAGTGAACTATCTTACACAACCTGGCGGTTTTTATGGCACAGGTTTAGGTAATTCCGGAGCAATGGCAGCGAGCCCTTTTGATCCTCGCTTTCAAATTCCAGGCGCAAAAAATAAAGACAAACCACTGTTACCTGGTGAGAATCGCAAAGATATTGATGACGTGTATGGCCCAGGGCAGCCACAGCCAATGCCAGGAGCCCCAGGATTTCCTCAGCTTCCAATGGCAGGTAGCCCGTTTGGTTCCAGCAATCTTTACGGAGCTATGGCACAGATGGGTGGGCGATACGACCCAAGTGCTCCTGGGAATGGTGCCGCGATGAGCAATCTCCCCTATGGTGCAAACGCTGCTAATGCATCGTTCTACAGAGGTACGCTTCCTGCGGGCTTTTCAAACATAACGGTTTCTTAAAACCTGCTAGTATTATTCAATAACTAAAGCAAATAATGGCGGACGCTAAAGCCAGACTTCAAGAAATTATCAACGCGTATCTGGATCGAGATAGTGGCGTTGTCGTTGACACAGGCATTGTTGCGTCCCATATTGCACAGATGAAACTCTTTGGTATTCGCCAAGGAGTTGAGTTCTTTCCATCGCAAGACAACTTTGGCTCGCAACGCAAAGACTTTTTAGATCGCGTTTGCAAATACAACAAACTTGATACAAGACTCGATTCAATTTGGGAGTATTTTATTTGTGATGGACAAGGGCTTTTTTACATCCGTCCTACAAAAAATAACTACCGCCTTTATTATTTCCGTAAGCACGAGTATCGTGCCTATTACAACGTTGATGGCGAATTGGATGAAGTTGTAATCATCTATAGCTATAAGGTGCGCAAGGCCATGAGTGGTTTTGCTGACATTCAGATGAAGAGCCTCAGTAACGTAACAGGTGTCACTAACGCTTACACTCCTGGGTCAAAACGCTACATTCGTTTGTCAATTAAAGCAGATTCAATTGAAGAGACCCACTCTGAATCTGAACTCAACTTTGATATGCCCAGTTATACCTTGACGGGCGACACTAAGAAACTTCCCAACACACTCAATTTTATTCCTTGTGTTGAAATCACAAACAATCCCCTGGGATTTTCTGCAGAAGGTCATGGTGATTTTGATGCATTAGCTAATGCCATTTGTACGCATGATGAATTGATGCGCACGATGCGCAAAAACATTACCTTTTTTGGTAATCCCACACTGTTGTCATCGCGTCCAAAAACCGACTTGATGGAAGCCGGTGGTGACATGGCAATTCAACGTCCATCTATTGCTGCAAACTCAGGATTTGCTAGTCAATCACCAATGAGTGCATCCATGTTTAAGGCTGATCCAGTCAGCCGTGGAATGGAAGCACAGATCAGAGTACCACGCGTTATTGCAAACCTGGAGCCAAACGATCGAGTTGGTTACATTGTTCCAGATGCAATTACTGGTGACCAGAATGCTTTCGGCCGTCAGTATCGAGAAGAGATTCGTACTGCCCTTGGTGGCGTTGATGAGCTTTCTATTTCTGCTGGCGTAACCGCGACTGAATACAAATCACTTTTTGGTCGTGTTGCTGCAACAACGAAGAAAAAAGCAAATGCGATTTATGAGCATGGCATCTGCCGTTGCTTTGAATTAATTATTTACCAAGAAGAACAACTTTTTAAAA